AGATGTAGGTTTTCTTAAGATACAGTACTTACGCTCCTTCTGATTGTACTGATTTTTAAAACTAAGCACATCACTATGCCATTGGTCAGGTTTTTCTAGTTCAACTTCAATAACCCCAATATCAACACCAGCTTTTTTAAACAACTCACTCTCATTACAAGAGTTAATAAATTGAACGCCTCCGTTGTAGTCACCGCAGATACCAACAACATTAAAACTTTGAATCAGGTATAAGAAATACCTCATATGCTCCTTCAGAGACACTCCTGCTACTGCGTAGCTATGAACAAGGCAAATCTTCTGTTCTTCTCTTAGAACCTTAAATACGTGCATTGCAAAGTGGTCAGCACTTGTGTTACCAGCCCAGTTGGGGTCAAAAGCAAGAATATAGTCGTCACTTGGATTGCCCACTACCTCAACAGCAGGAAACTCTCCATCTGCGATGGTACAAGCAGCCATTTTTGATAGTCTGAAATATCCATCACTCTCATCCACAAATTGTGCGCCAAACTCTCGTTTGAACTGCATCTCGGACATGGTAGCTTTAGCTTGTTTAAGAAGGTTTTGATCGTACAGCCTTGTCGGAGCGCAATCATAACTTAACTGCATAATCAGTCTATAAGCATCATCAGCAGCTTGTTCGTCATCTTCATCATCTTGATTGAATTCCCCAAATATAAGTCCTTCGTATTTCTTATATAACTTATACATATACTCAAACTTAAAGGATGGAGATGAAAGGATTATCAGTTTGTTGTTCGGCCACACATACCTCTGGTCTTCTTCCATCTCGCCCCTATCGATTAGGCGCGATTCTAGCTTGTGTAATTCTTCTCGTTCAATTGGGTTTTCTACCACACCAAGGAATGGTATGATAACCTCATTAAAAATCTTTTCTGGAATCGTTAAGAATTCGTCCAACACAATCCGATTAAATCGAAATCCACGAAGACGTTCACCATTAGCTAACGGTAGGGCTATCGCTCTACTGTTACCGATCTTAAGAGTCCATTGGTCAGTACCCTTAGTAATCTTAACTCCACATTCTTTTGCGAGCTTTGCTTCTGGCTTTTGTAGAATATCCTCCATCTTCTGGAAGATCTGTTTTGACTGCCTAAAACTACCTGCAATAACACCAATGTTGGCGTTAGGATTAAGTAGACATTCTAGTAGTACGTAAATAGCTGTCGAGAAGGTTTTCGACATACCCCGTGAGAAGACGAACATCGAATAATCAGATACCATCATCCCTTTGATGGCCATAGCTTGGAACGGGAATAACCGTACCCCTAAGAATAGTTCAGAGGTAAATGCGATATTAGCCCTCAAGAACTTATATAGCAAATACTTAGCCTCTTCGTCAGGCAAGTCGCTGTCGAGAGTCTTTAAGTAATCGTTAAATTCTTTTGCGGAGTAATCAGTGCGATACCGCTGTTTGCCTTTGTCCCATGCCATGGATTTTAGTATCTATATGATATTGCAAGTCTACATTCCACATATCCTGCCCGTAGTACAGAATCTTAGGAATGAGCTTCTTTGCTCCCTTGCGATTATGAGCAAATATAAATTGAATGTTCTCTGGGTAGTCTACCATCAACCCTCTAAGGTTGTGCCAAACATAACCTAGATTCGATTTGAACTTCGACGTTTTGTTTTCTTCCTCGATTCTCTCAATCGAAGATTCGACCACAACGAACATGTAAGAATTAAACTGGACACAACGATCCATTTCGCGTCTGAACCTTTTAATATCTTTTCCGAAAGTTTGCCTAAAGTCATCTTGTGATTTTCTATCTACGAATGTTTTTGAGTAGTGTTCCCCTCCTGCGGTATAGTCGCCGAAGTCTAACTTATTTACTACACTATTCTTAAATGTAAAGGGAAGCTTTTCTCTTGTATCAACAAAGATTGTCATATCCTCACATTCACGTTCCCAAAAATTTTGGGGCAAATTCTTTTTAAATTGGTTTTTTAAGTTTAGTTCCTTAGCAAAGCTGGAATAAGAACCCCATAGTTTTCTGTATGTGTTGATATCAGCCATTTCGGATAGCTGGTAAAACAGATTGGGAGGAGTTACTTTTACTTCCTTGTCGTCAAACTTAGATTTCGCTTTTTCGAGTACGTACTCTTTGCATTGACTGGGAGGAGTAATTGCAAGCCAATCAACATAGTTCTGCATGTTTATGAAATCCTGTCTGAAGTACTGGTCGTATTTTTTAAATGGAATTAAATCTCCAGTATACAGGTCTTTTCTTTGGTAGTGTTTTACATAGTAGTCACCAATAAACAAAGCATGTGCTTTCAAGTGCATGTGAAAACTCTTCCTGTTATCAAACTGTTTACCACATTCTTTACATAAAAAATCATTCATAACAACTCCTTCTTTGAGATGCCTAGAATTCTGGCCTTATAGTCGTCCATACTCTCTAGCCTATCTGCTTCTTCTTCGATTAGTTTGTTTTGTAGTTCAGCCATCATGATCATACGGTCCCTCTCCTCGCGTTCTTGGAACGCTTCGACTAAAGCAAAGATAGATCCGTTTTCTTCTCCCTTTGCCTTCAGACGGGCTGTACGTGATCCGTTGAGGTCTTTAGTGAGAGACTCGATACGTTTCTCACACTGGTTAAGCTCTTCACTAGTCGCCTTGATAATCTCCGTCAGACGCATCGTGATGTCTCTTTCGTTATCTTGGTCGTCTAGTAGTGCGTTAAGCTTGTCAATGCGCTGCTGGATGTGTTTTTGGCGCACGTAGTTGGTACATACTGTCACATATAGATTCAATTCGTCGTTAGTAAGGTCAGGCTTATCCCAAATAGCTCGCACAAACTCACTCTCGAACAAATCGCGGTCTGCTAGTGTCGTGTACTGATTAATGAAGTGATTAAAGCGTGGACTACGAAGATAGATCATCAACTGCTCCATTAACTTCTTTTGTTTTGTTTGGATGGTTAGTTCATCAAATGTCGTACCACAAAAATTGTTTACCTTAGAAATAACGCGAGACAAAGCTTTGGGGGCTATCCATTTTTCTCTAGTAACAATTTCATTATCATCTACAATCTCAGGTCTATAAGTTTTTAAGAAGTCAACAATAACTCTATGCTTCATGCTAAGAGGTTGAACATCTCTGTCCTTGAAGGTAAGTCGGGCAACTTCTAGCGCATTCATCCCAGCTTGGATGTTGTCGCTCATTAAAAATGCTTTTTGTTCTTTTGATAACTCAATGTCATCTACTTTTGTGGGAACAGATGTATTGTAATCCTTTTTTTGTTTAGCAAGAAATGCTCGTACTGCCCTACCCTGTTTAGAACGTCCATCAATCTTCTTATCCTTAAATACTTTTCGGGTAATATGCATCAAGTCAGGATTCTTTTTAAACTCCTTAAGGATCTGCTCTTTTTGTTCTTCTGTTAATTCAAATGGGGTCATATCAGGTCGTCTCCTTGGGTAATCTTTTTGGCGATATTATAAAACTTTTTCTTCAAATTGTTTATCTGCTTATATCGCGGGGTCTTTCTTTTACTTGTGTCCTTTTTAAATCCAAATTTCTTTGCCACCTCCTCATCAGTAGCATTCTCTATGAAAAGCATGGTATATATTATCTTATGCTTATCACTCAACTTCTCTAAAACTAAATCATGTATCTTGCTGACCTTCTCATCATAATCAACATTATCGTCATACAAATGGTCGCAAACAAAAATCGAAGTATCCAACGACAATGGTAACTTCAAATTATATGCACTCTCTTTCTTCTTGCGCCAATTAGCAAACAAATTACAACTATCATCTTGTTCGCCGCTCTTAGTCATGGCACACTCAGTACCACCTCCATAATGGGGACACTGCAAACACGGCTTCGCAAAGTTAGTATAATGATTACGAATCAGATTCTTGATCTGATTAGATATCAAAACACTCACCCACGGCTTAAAAGCGCGTTTCTGATCCCACAAATGCAGCTTGTTATAAATATGCAGTCTTATAATCTGACAAACATCATCATAGTCTAACCATGTTAATGCATTTAATTGCCATTTAGCGCGATATTTACCTAGTACTTGCTCAATTTCGGGGATAAGATCTTCATATTTCTTATCCATCTATTTCCGTAGCCCCGCGAGCAGAACCACAATCAGCTTGACTTTGACGAAGTAACGCATCACCATCTGGAAGATTAGCCGCACGCCTCTTCATCGGAGGCGCATTCACATCATCTGGAGTCGCAGACTTCCATAATTCAGTGAGCGTTGTCTTTTGTGTGTTTGCTTCAGCAACAATATCCTGCCTCAATTTACGAAGATCAATACTTCCTAAACTTGATTCTTCTTCATATTCAACTTCAACCTCCGCTTTTACAGCGGGAGCTGGCGTAGGAGCGACCCCACCAGCCACTGGTGTACCGCAACTAGCACAAAATTTGGGCTTAGTTACTTCATACACGTTTTTGAATCCACAGGATACACAAAAAACTTTGTTCATGTTAATATTTTAGCCGATTTTTTCGATTTTTTCTACAAGATAACTGATAATTTTGTCTCTTATCACATCTTCCTTCCCAAAGGTTACACTATGAATCCCTCTAGAGGAACTTACCTCATCTTTAAACAGATTAGCCAGCTTATCAAACCCACTACTCCTAATGTCACTCTGCAAACTATCACCACAAATAAATAACTTTGCCCCGCGACCAATTCGCGTCAATACCGTAGTCAATTCCCGCACACTCATATTCTGCGCCTCATCAACAATCACCACTTTATCACGCCATGTACACCCACGCAAAAAGTTAATCGGCTCTGCTTCTAATACCTTTTTGTTTTTTAGCTGGTCTTTTTCAGGCTTGTTTAACAATTCATCAATCTTATCTAAAAGGGGTGCCATATATGGCCCAAACTTATCATCCATGTCACCTTTCAGAAAACCTATCCCCCTATCAGCACTCTCAACAACACTACGCAAATAAAGTATTTTTAAATTTTTGTCACTATTGTACAGATCCAATGCAGAGTAAACAGAGAGAAACGTCTTTGCAGTTCCAGCTGGCCCACCCAAGAACACAATGCGTGTTCTGTCATCCGTCATAATATCATAAAACTCCTTTTGTTTCGGTGTTAATTCAATATGACCCAACAATAAGCTATTATCTTTTGCCATTGGTTTTTATTTATTACACGGTTTTGGCAACTGTGTTTCTATTTTATTATATTAGCGCAACCTTCACTTCACAAAACAAAATGTTTATAGTGTTCACCACCCCCCCGCTTTTTTTGCGCTGAGTTGTCAAGCAAAAGGTTTGAAAAAACCCACCCCTTATAAGCAAAAATAATTTTATGTATAAGTAACTTTATGCTTCCAATTCTGTGAGCTTCTGTCATAATGCATCCATGCAAAACATTAAGACCAACCCAATTGGCCCTTACGATACTGTCACTCTCGATAGACTCACTCACGCTGAGATGGAGATGGTGATCGATACCATGAAGCAAGCACTCAAGTATGGTCGCGCTGAATCTTTCGGTGTAGAGATCGGCTTTAATAGCTTCAAGGCTTTCTCTATCCTTACCTGTAAATCACTCAGGGGTCACAAGGTTTATGTCGGCGAGAAGGCAGAACTCACAGAGTTTGTCCGCTAAAAATAAATTCTTTTTTCCTTTACCACTAACCACATTTTTGTAGAATACGCACATGACAAACCCACTCACTATCAAAGTAGAAGGCGACTCGAATCTCTATAACAATAAGAGTCTCTCGCTTCGCATCCGAAAGAAGCACCACATCTGCCCTAGCTACCTCACCTTTGAGGTTGGTTTTGCCAACTGGCACTCAGTTGAGGTTAGCCGTCAGGATGCTAAGAGAATCCTCCTTGAAATGAGAAAGGAAAATAAGCGAAAATAAATCTCGACAACCCCCGAACTTTTTCAGTAGAATACTCACATGATCAAACTACACCAAGCAATTCCCACCTTAGCATTCACTTTCCTTGCCTTCTACTTGTATGGGCCAGAGATCCACAACGCAGCTCTTGAGTCTGTCAAGACTGTGTGCAAAATCATCATTGCCACAAAATAATCCTTTACAACTAACACTAAATCACTAAACTACGTCTAACACTAACACTACTACTACCATGACTGAAAACCAAAAATTCGAAACTCTGAATCTCGCTATCGGCTTCACTTCAATCTTCGCTGCTGCTAAGTCTTACGAAGTTGATTCAGTTCAATCATTCTGGATTGCAACGGTTGTCACCTCTTCAATAGCTGCCATTGGCCTAGTGTGCAAGATGGTTGCTCGTAAGCTCAAGGCTCGTAAGCAGGAACTTGTACCTGTACCTGTGCCTGCTGGGTCTCGCTGGTATAGCCATGACCGTCAGCTTCTCTCAATGGACAACGACGAGATCGCCAAGAAGTTGGTTGGTCGCGTCATCACCTACTACAACGCAGGTGAGTCCTCAGTTAAGAAGGATGGTGTGCGTCACTTCGTTCTCAAGCAGATCGATCACGTTTCAACTTCCATGCATGGAATCAAGTACATGCAAGGTCTGTTCGCCGACCTCGATGATGGCGGCATCCCCAAGCACCGCACGCTCCACATCGCTGGCGTGGTCAAGGTCAGGAGCCGCTTCTCTTCACTCTGGCAGTACGCGAAGTCTCTCTTCGCCGCACCGACTGAAGAACAAAAAGCTTTCTAGTGTGTGGTAGAGTTCCTGTCCCATCCGCCGTTTTGCTTGATCTAGGGTGGGGCAGGACACACACAAAACTTTCCATAAGAAAAAGGTAATGCGGCGGAGGGTTTTTTAAAAGTTTACCTCTGGTCATTCATACGCCAGTCAAGTAACCGCATAAAAGCTTGATACATAGCCCGTCTCTGGTTTGGTTTTCCCAGAGGCGGGTTTTTCTTTGCAAAAAAAATAAAACAAAAGCTTGACTCTGGCCGAATCTATGAAGGCTCGTAACTCGTTGAATATCAGTGAGTTACGGAGGTCGGGGGGGCCGAGCAGCCTAACTCGTTGTAAATCAGTGACTTACGAGGCATAAAAAAAGATAAAAAAAGTGTTTTTTATGCTTGCTTTTTTCTGAGATTCTGCTAAACTACGTTCATGAAAATAAAAAATGTATATCACTTCTACTCAAGCGATTGGATGTTCTCAGGTACTCTCGAAGAGTGCGAAGCATGGATCTCTAAGATGGACCCAAAAAATCTTGGGTGGTTCGTGATCGAATAAAAAAGATTCTTTTTCTCTTTACAAAACACAAAAAAAATTAGTAAACTACCGCCATGGAAAAACAAAGAACCAATAAGGAAATCGGAGAAGCTTGCGCGAAAAGAATCGCCGAATACAACAAGGCAACTTACGTTGAGAACAAGCCAAGCAGAGAGGGTGCTAGCGACTGGGAAAGGCTCATGGATGCTCGCGCATACTTCGCAGCCAAAGAAGCAAAGATCGCTGAGTTCATGCAAAAAAAATAAAAAATAAACCTTTTTAAAACCCCCAAAACCTTTAAACTACTACCCACATGAAAGAACTACTCAAACTTCTCTTCCTCGCCTTTCTCCCCTATGCTGGAGTCGCAGCCCTCTGTCTCAATGAGATTGACAAGAGCAAAGAATTCAAGCAGCGCAACGAGGAGCAGCTCAGAAAGTACAACCAAGAACTGATGGAGAAAACTCAAGTTCTTGACTACATAAAAAAATAAAAAAAAGTCTCCGATTGGCTTGACTCCACCTCTCAATTCTATAGACTACTCGCATGACACAAAAACAAATCAAACAAATTGTTTTCGCAGCACAGAACTTCGGTGCTGACCACGCTAGCCAAATCGCCAAGCTTTTCAAGGCCGCAAATAATCTCGACAAGCTCACAAAGGAAGTCGTCGCAAACGGCAAGGCTCTTGAGGCTCAGTGCAAAGAGGACATGGAGAAATACAAAACCCACTAAAAAAATGAACAGAGTAGACCGAATCGACCAGCTCCGAAACGTAGGAATCGAAACCTCGTATCTCTTGGATTCAATGATCCAACACTTTAGCGAAGATGATATCAAAGAGTTTTATGAAAAATTCGTACGAGAGCATGATATCACTTTCGGAGAGGAGGAGGAAGAGGAGGATCTTTCTCTAAATCCTCCCCCCAACCTTGCCGAACTCATCGCGCAATACTTAAAAGAAGAAGAGGAATCTCAAAAAATCACTGATGAAGAACGAGAAGAAATTTCAAAAAAAATGGAAATTGCTTTAGCTAAATGGGAAGAAATAAAATCCTCGTAACTCGTTGATACTCAGTTAGTTACGAAGGTCGGCCCCCCCGAGCCGCCTAACTCGTTGATACTCAGTGACTTACAAAGCAGAAAAAAAAACGAAAAAAAAGTGTTTTTTAGCTTTACTTGAGCGGCAATTTCTTTTAGAATGCATCCATGCAAAATCAAAAGTGCTTCAACGTCGTCGTCCATTTTCGTGATCATCACACCGTCATTTTTGACGAGTGTGTCACCTTGGCCGAGGCCGAGGCCGCCGTTGAGGATTGGGTTCCCTCCGATCCTCTCAAGTATGATCGGCTTTGGGAGGAGGAACTCCCAAAGGATCGGCCTAGGTCGGCCTATGTCTTCAACTTGTACAACTAAATTTTTGTTGTTGACAAACCCCCAAAAAATCAATTAAAATTCTACTACTACTATGCCATACAATATCACCCTTGACGAGTTCGCAAAAGTTGACCACTATCCTCAACTCCAATTCGATGGAGAAAATTACTTCTATATCCACCGTGAGTGGTCAGACAAGGCGGGAGAAAAAGAAATTGTTCCCCGCGAGGAAATCCAGAAAAGCATGGATCGTTTTTTGCGCGAGCTTTCCATTTACGGACTAGGCCGAGACGTTTAAAATTTTTGCCTCCTAACTCGTTGAAAATCAGTTAGTTAGGATGGTCGGCCCCCCCGAGCGGCCTAACTCATTGATAATCAGTGACTTACGACGACTCAGAAAATCAGGCGAAAATCAAGATCTTTTTTGGGGAATCAGGTAAAATATTTGGGGTTTATTTGATTAACCTTGCGCTAATGCTGCCGCCTAAAATATTTGGCGTTTTTTTATTTGACCTTAGCGCGATTAATGTTGTACCGTTTTTGTTGATATGAAAATTCAAGATAGAGCCTTCTTTGAAAATGTTGTATTTGCTTGCCTCCTAATTGCTAGCGGCACAATCATGCTTAATGTTTTAGTGAAAATAATTAAACTTTTTTTCGTTTAGGTATTGACCCAAGTGTTTTTTCTGATTAGAATTCTGCCGTTATGTTAATCCTAGCTAAAAACAAAATCAACGCCGAAGAACTCACTAAAGTTGCAACTCCTATCGCAACTGATACGCACACTCCAATTCCTCACCACCAGTTGGTTGACTTGACTCGCGCTGCCCTTGGGCGTGCTGGTCTTGAGATCAAGGAAGAGGAACATGCGATTGCTCGCGGTGGGCTTCGGTACTTCGGTGGTTTCTCCCTTGCTGGTGAAACTATCAAAGGTGATGACCGCAACATCGTCCTTGGACTTCGCAATGCTCACGACAAATCTTTCGCAGCTTCCATTGCTGTCGGAAACCAAATGATGGTTTGTGAGAATCTTTGCTTCTCCTCTGACGTTAAGTTGGCTCGTCGCCACACCACACACATCATGTCTGACCTTCCTCGCGTGCTTTCTTCCGCGATTGCCCGTGTGACTGCTCATTGGACTGATATGGGAAACCGCATTGAGTCTTATAAGCAGACTGAGGTTGAATCTGCCTCTGACTTGATTGTTCAGTTGGTTGATGCTAACGCCTTCCCTGCCCGTGACATTTACAAGGCCGTGAACGAATTCCGTAATCCTCGCCATGAGGAATTCAAGGGCGGTTCCCTCTGGACCTTGTACAACTCCATCACGGAAAATCTCAAGGGTAGTGACCTTACTAAGTTGGCTGACCGTACCATGCGTATGCAGTCTGTCTTTGACAAGGTTGCAAATCACATTCCCGATCTGCCCGAAGTGGTTATCTCTGAGGAAGACAAAGCTTTGGCCCTTCCTGCATAATTTGTGAGTGAAGGCGGGGAGAGTTGGCCGTACCTGCTCCCCCGCCATAGACTTACCCCCAGACCGTCCTCGCTCTCCTAGGCAGCGGGGGCGGTTTTTTCTTGACAAACGAATAAAAAAGTTTGGCTTGTAAGTCGTTGATATTCAATGAGTTAGGGAGGTCGGCCCCCCCGAGGCTCCTAACTCCCTATCAATCAGTGAGTTACAGCGATAAAAAAATTAATTTAAATATTGCATGGCAAGTTAATTCTGTCAGACTTTCCCTATGCTAACAATCGAAGTAGAGCAAAAGGAAGTGTACGGAAACAAGTTGACTTACATCAAAAAAGAATCTGTTAGAAACTCAATCAAAAAACTAACAGGACGAAAAACTTTGACCGACTATGATATACAAGCTCTGAAAGAGTTGGGCTTCACTATAGTGATTGAAGAAAAAGTAAAATATCTTTAAAAAAGTCTTTTAATTAAATCATTTTTAATTCATAAT